ATTTAATACATAACCCTGATCCGTTGGTCTAAGTTTTTCAATTACATTATTATAAAAATCTGCAACATATAAATTGCCAAAATCATCTACCTCTACACCTCCGGGTCCATTTAATGGAGAATTTAGCGCCAATCCTTCTATTGGTAGTCCAGCCGTTCCGGTTCCAGCGATTATTTTCAACATATATCCATCTTGAGTAGGAGTTAATTTTTCAATAACATTATTGCTAAAATCTGCAATATACACATTTCCTAAATTATCTACCGCACAATTGCTTGGTTGATTTAATAATGAATTAAGAGCTGGACCATCTGTAGGAAATCCTGCTTCTCCATCCGCACTTCCAGCAATTATTTGTAAAATATATCCTTCATCAGTCGGGGTTAATTTTTCAACAACATTATTATTAAAATCAGTAACATATATATTGCCAAATTTATCTATATCAGCGCCGCAAGGCTCATTTAATAGAGAATCAAGTGCTGGTCCATTGGTAGGCAATCCTGCGACACCATTTACATTTCCGGCGATAATGGTAAGGATATAACCAATATCTGTTGGAATCAGTTTTTCTACAACATTATTTTTGCAATCTGTAATATATAAATTATTGGATGCGTCAACCACAACCCCTATAGGAAAATTCAATTTTGATTCAATTGCTAAACCTTGAGTTTCTAATCCAGGCGTTCCATGTGCATTGCCTGCAATTACTTTTAAAATGCCTACCTGTTCAGACATTATATATATTTATGAAATATTTTAATAAATATATGATTTATTAGTTTCTATTACACATATTGGTTTCCAGTGTGTTGCGTAAAGTAATCTGAGTCGCGAGTAAGTTCGCGCGAAGGCACTCCACCGCGAATCCAGCCACTTGAAGCCACACCTTCCACGCTGTTGGCGGGATTGGTAATTCTCTCTTGAATACTTGGCAAGAGTGGAGTTTGGTGGTATTTGATGTAACTCTTTTCGCTTAAAGTATTCACGCTGCGCTTGTTAATATTCATTTCACCTTGTTGAATTTGGGATTCAATGACGGGATTCACCGATCCACGTCCTAAATAAGGAACGGTTGCAAAAGGGCGTTGGAATAAATCAATGCGGCATTTGGGGTGCGTTTGAATTGTGCCGATTAGTAGTTCCGAAGAATTGTTGATATTGCAGCCTCCCGCTCCAGAACCGTAACCGCCGTTGTACATGATGCCTGGCTGCGTTGTGGCCAATTGCATAGGAGTGCGCAAGCTACAGTCCGTTGCGAAATAGTTTTGCAATGTGTAGTTGCAGGAAGCCACGTTTTGAATATCGGTTTGCGATTTGTTGCATCCGTCTAAACCGATGCGAGACATATTATCAAAAGTATAGCTGGACACATTTGCCATTTTATATATATTATATAAAAGATATTATTTCTATGAATGTAAATGTTTCTGAGTTTCTAAATGTCGAACCAATAAAATATGGACAAAACAACCAAAATCGCATTTTTCGCAATAAAATTTGAATTCTTTTTGTCTCTCTTCTTTTTCAGCGTGTTTGTTCAAATAATGCAATTTCATATTTGTGGTTCTTGTTGGTTTGTAATCGCAAAATTTACATTTTTCTTCTAATATCTTATCACATCTCTCTTTCCTTTTTTCGCCAGTGTGTTTTTTACAAGACATGTGTTCATTCCATAATGATAAATGGTTGCAACGGAATTGACACATTTCGCAGTTGTATTTGCTCTCTTGTTCTGAATTTAGTTGCATTTGTTTGCAGGTTTTTTTGGGTTAATCTAATATAATCATTTGTCTTTAAATTATTTAAAGATATATTTACTATATATATTATAATATGGCGAACAGACAGAAATTTGATTTTGAACGATTGAACGCATATTGTCATGAAAATAATGTGACACTTTTGGAGGATTATTCTAACAATTCTATTACAAAGACTAGTTTGATAAAAGGAAAATGTGTGACTGATAATTGCGACAATACGTTTGAAAAAAGATTTACATATTTAACAAAAAATGGCGGATATTGTGTTGATTGTATTAAAATAAAATCAAAGGAAAAGGTTAAAAATACACGTTTGAAAAAATGTGAAAACGGTGACTATACAGGTTTCAGTATCAACCATAAAAATGCAATTCACGCAAAAAATCTTAACACATTATTGTGTTACTGCAAAGAAAACAAATTAGAACTTTTAGAAGATTATACTAATTCATATTTGCATAAGAAAAGTTTTATCAAAATAAAATGTAACAATTTAACTTGTGACGAACCTGTTGAAAAGCGATATCGTGAATTTTTCAAGACTGGAGCGTATTGTAATGAATGTAAAAATAATATTCGAGTAGAAAAAAATAAAAAAACATGCTTAGAAAAATACGGAGTTGAATATTATTCTCAAACGAAAGAATATAGGGAAAATTTTAAAAAAACATGTTTAGAAAAATATGGTGTCGAACATGCATTTCAAAGTGAAGATGTAAAAAATAAAATAAAAGAATCCAATTTACAAAAATATGGAGTTGAATACGTAACACAAAATGCAAGTATAAGAGAAAAGGTAAAACAAACGTTTTTTGAAAAATATGGTTGTGAACACGTGTTCCAAAATAAAGGAATAAAAGAAAAATTTGATAATACAATTTTACAAAAATATGGTGTAAAACATGTATCACAAAATTTAGAAATAAAAAATAAAATAAAGACAACAAATTTAAAAAAAATTGGTGTAGAATATCCAATGCAATCACAAGGAGTTAAAGAAAAAGTGAAACAAACAAATTTAAAAAAATATGGAGTAGAAAATCCAGCAAAATCACAAGAATTTAAAAATAAAACAAAAGAAACAAATTTTAAAAAATTAGGTTTATTTCATCCGTCACAAACAGAAGAAGTTAAAAATAAAGTAAAACAAACAAATCTTGAAAAATATGGAACAGAATACACATTTCAAAATGAAAATATAAAAATCAAGATTAAAGAAACACATTTGCAAAAATTAGGCGTAGAATATCCAACACAAAGCCAAGAAGTAAGAAATAAAGTAAAAGAAACTAATTTACAAAAGTTAGGAGTTGAATATCCTTCACAAAATCAAGAAATTAAACAAAAGACAAAAGAAACTTGTTTAAAAAAATATGGGTGTGAATATACTTTGCAAAGTGAAATAGTAAAAAACAAAACAAAAGAAACTTGTCTAAAAAATTATGGATGTGAGCATCATTTTCAAAATGCCGAAATAATGGAAAAAAACGTAAAAACGAGTTTTAGGAGAAAAGAATATGTGTTTCCATCGGGAAAAATTGAAAAGGTGCAGGGATATGAACCTTTTGCTTTAGATGAATTAATTATAAATGAAAAAATAGATGAATCAGATATAATTACTGGCGTTCAAAATGTTCCTGAAATATGGTATAACGATGCAAATGGCAAAAAACATCGTTACTATGTGGATATTTTTATTCCTTCTCAAAATAGATGCATTGAAGTTAAATCAGAATGGACATATAACCAACAAATAAACAGTGTATTGCTAAAAGAAAATGCTGTAAAGGAACTCGGGTATAATTATGAAATGTGGATATATGATAATAAAGGGAATAAAAAATGTTACGATGCATCGTCTTAATATAACGTATATCTGTACGAATCTTGAATTCTCGCAATTCCTCCGTAAAAATCGGATTGTTTTGAAGAAAACTTAAGATTATTATATAAATATTGACCAAGTGCCGCTTGATTACCAGTTTCTACACGAGAATTTGCAGTACTATAAAACACCCTGTTCGATTGGTCAAGCTCAAATTTGTCCCAGAGAGAACTATATAGCTGCTTGTTCGTATTATCAATACCAGGATTGACGCGCTGCACAAGTCGCTTCACATTTTTGGTAATGTCATCCTCTACGTCGGGATTGAAAGCGGGAGGAGCGGATTTTCGCTCCGGTTCGTCCATGATTTCGGTGAGCAAGACATTGCTAAATGGATTTTTTTTGTTTCCCTCTTTGAATTCACTTTTGAGAACAGTTTCCAAGGTTTCGGGGTTGGTAATGGTGTCAGTCATTTGCTTTTCTTGCTTCTTGTTCTGGAGAGAAAAGCCTTCATTCAATATTTCTTGGGTAATCTTTTGCTTGTTGGACTTGAACAAGACGTATATTCCTGCAAGAGTAATGAATCCAGCAAACACAATCCTGTAAGATTGGGTCAAAATGTATCCTAAAATTGTTAATAAAAAGATGAGGCGAGTAATGGCGTTCAATTTTTGTTCATATTTCATTGAATTGGAAGGCCAAATCTCAAACATGTATTCTTTATTCAATAATATACTGGGGTCATTTGTCCAAAACGGGATATTCATTATATATTATTTGATATATATTTATTTGAGATTTATTATTGGAATAAACATCAAAAATAGCGGTCTATAATTGTGCAAGTGCTGTTGTTGGATGCCTGCAATTGGTCTACAACGAATTCATAAATTTTATCGTATTCACTATTATTAGCATATTGCCTACACGTGTAAATATCAAAAGACATGTGATTTTTTTCTGGAAAAGTGTGAATGGACAAATGAGACTCGGATAATAAAAACAAAATGCTACAGCCTTGAGGTTCAAATTTGTGTGCCACTTCGCTAAGTATCTGAAAATCATAATCAGTGCAAATCTGCTTTAACATTGCGTTTAATGCCGCACAATCGTTTAACAACCTAGTGTTGCGAATACCCTTAAAATCGCATATCATGTGCTTTCCTGAAGAATCGCGTTGTTGAAACATTTTTCCGAGAATAATATAATAGAGGAGAAAATATTTTTGTTAGGGGATTAGGGGAACCAAGGTTCCCCCTAAGACCCCCTCCTTTTCCACCTTTAAGAAAGGTGGAGTCAAATTAGGGGAACCAAAGTTCCACCTAAGACCCCTCCTTTTTCATTTTTGGCTCCACTACGTCAATCCTATTGGACATTTTTAAAGGAGGGGGTCGTAGGGGGAACCTTGGTTCCCCTACTTCTTACCCTTCTTTTTTTTGCCATTGTTGTTATTTGGTTTCTGTGCTCCCCTCGGTGTTCTCTCTACTTTCTCTCCAGTGCTAAATATTTTTGTCAATTCTTCATCGGAAATGGCGGGAGTTGAACTAGTTGCATGCGCACTAGATTGAGCAGGAGCAGCTTGTTGTTCTTTTGCTTGACGAAGTGCCTCCGCTTTCGCGCGCATTCTCTCTTTATTCAATGCTTGTTTCATATTCTTGTTCATTTGCGACTCCATGCCTGCCGTATTCATTTTCCCAGCAAAACCCATCTTGTTCAACATGGATTGAATGTTTCCCATCCCTGGCATGTTCTTCATTTTGTTCATCAAATCAGTCGCTTCTGCAATAAGTTCGCTCTCTTTTAAATCTCCCGACTTAATCTTAGTGTCCAATTTATCGCCGACGGTTTTAACTAAACCCATCAATTTCGACGGATTTTTAATCAAATTGCTAAACACGTCTTTCATGTCGGAAGTATTGTCCATGTCCATGTTCAAACTTTGCGCGGTCTCTTCAGCAATTTCTTTCGCTAATTTACCCAACTTACCGTCTAGAAGTCCTGACATGTGTTCATGAATGTCTTCGGCTTTAGGCAAATCTTCCATGTTGATATTGGGACCATCCGCTTCATTCGAATCTTGTCCAAACAATCCCTTCATTTGTTCAAGTGTTTCCTCTAACTTCGACTTGAAATCCTCTTCATTAATGGCCTCAAACAATTTGGCCGAATCACCAAACATGTTTGTGTCTTGAATTGTCCCCACAATGGAAAAAATAATAAGCTGCAAATACTTCCAAATGGTGTCGCGCGTCTTTTGACTGATGTCAAATTGCCACAAGTTTTTGAATAAAATATGAGGCAAAAACTCGGTGTCTATATTTGATTCTTCCTTAAAAATTTCATCGTTTTGATATAAAATATCAAAAAAACGCTCAGGAAACTTCTTCTTGCAAAAGGTGAATAAAAATTTTGTGCTTTGGGATTCCGCATTCTTTATAGCGGTTGTTCTCTCTTCTTCGTCTTCAATGTAATCAAATTTCTCTTTCATAGGCCACCATTTTCCAATAAGAGGTTTATATTCAGGAAAGGTTGTCTGAATATCTCCCACAAAATCTTTGATTACCTTTATAAATTCTTCGGGCACTTCGGTTTCAAGTTCAGACATATTTAATATAAAAAGTATTTTATTTAAGTTTTACTTGAAACAATATATATTTTTTAAACAATATATATTTTATATGTGCAATAATACTGAAAACAATTAAAAAGAATTGTGCCATGTATATTATATTCTCTTCTATTAATCCAATGGCGGCTTTTGTTAAAAAGAATAATTATACAAACATCATTTTGGACATGGATGAAACATTGTTAGGGTATTATGTAAAACCGACACCAGTTTTGCATTTTGTTATTATTGCACGCCCGCATTTACGCGAATTTTTAGGATTTTGTTTCAAACGGTTTGAACGAGTAAGCATTTGGACGGCAGCTGAAAAATATTGGTATGACAGATGTTATAAAGATGTGTTGAAACCAAATCTTCCAGAAGGAAAATTATTTCATTTTGTCAGAGCGCGTTCTCTAAATAAAACAACGTCTCACAATCCAGTTAAGAGACTGACAGATATATATAAAGCTTATCCGGATTTGTATAATTCTACGAATACACTTATTGTAGATGACAACCCGTTTACATACGTAGAAAATTTAGAAAATGCAATACCTATCCAGTCTTTTTTGTGCGATTATATGGACTATGCAACTCGACAAAAAATATGTGAAACTGACACCGCCCTTTTAGAAACCATACAAAAGTTGGAGAAGCTTTTAGATGGAGATGATGATGATGAAATTTACTAATAACACCTTTCACATACACACCCATTTAATTTTGATTTTTCCAACCATTTTTCCATATTTTCACTAGTAATTACTAATCCATATCCATTCAGCAAAATAAATTCTATTAATGGTAGTTTGGATATATCTTCATTTTCAAATAATGCATAGTTGGTGCTTCCGATATACAACCCTCTAATGTTCTCCATCGCTTCAAAATGTTTCGCAGTTAATTGGTTGTTTACGATCTGTCCTCTGAACTCCAAATATTCTATTTTTTTAACAAAACTATTCCATTCCCATATATCTACTTTAAAATCAAAAGTTAGGTCCCGTTTTGTTACATACGGATGTAAAGGAACTTGAAAAGCAATATGTTTGCTAGTGTCTGCATCTATCAAATTAAGTATCTCATTTGTGATTTCATTTGTGGTTACAACTAAAAAAGGGTCAGAATTATCATTTTTAAGCCTTTTTTGTTTTTCAGTGCTGAATAAAACCATTTACATAAAAAAGGTTGGTGTCTTTATATAAAAATGTATACAAACATATTTATATAAAAAGCAACTGTTTACGACCTTTCGCAAAGAAGCGCCAGCTTCGTTAAATTTTGTATGTATTTCATTGTTTTTGCTTGGCTTTCAGGACTCATTTGCTTAATCGGCTCGCGCAAACGGTCAATTGCCTCCACAATTCTGTCGGGGTGTTTTGATCCGGCAACATCCTGCGAGTAATCTTTGGTTATGAAAAAAGTGATGTCTCCTTGTTCAATCTCTTTCTGATATTTGCCAACAATAAAAGTAGACCATATTTTTACAATCATTTTGGGATTGGCTTTGCGAATGGCGAGGAGTGAATTTTTTGCGGTTAATACATCGGTGTCTTCTGGAAATACGTTTTGAATATCCGTGACAAAGTCGGCAAAATGATCGTTGAATGCAGTTAATAAATTTACCGCGGACATAAAATGGATCTTTTATTTTGTATGGTATTCTTTTTATATGTGTTTTGATAGAAAAGATATAATATTAGGGGAACCAAGGTTCCCCCTAAGACCCCCTCCTTTCCATCTTTTTCAAAGGGTGAACCAAGGTTCCTCCTAAGACCCCCTCCTTTTCCATCTTTTTCAAAGGGTGAACCAAGGTTCCCCCTAAGACCCCCCTCCTTTTCCATCTTTTTCAAAGGTTGAACCAAAATTTGGCTTCACCTTTTTAAAAGGTGGAAAAGGTAGATCTAAATATGCATGGGTTTTTGACCACGTATTTGATTCATTTCCGCATCCCGCTGTTGTTGAAGTTGCTCCACCGTCAATCCTTGTGGGATTTTATTAGAACCCTTGTAGTCTTTATCATCTCCATTCGGTTCGCTCATGGAATCGCGATAATTAATATCTACATAGTTGTGCATTTGCCGCATGCCACCGTTTCCGTCCGCTTTCAAAGACGCAGGGTCTTGATCCAAAAAGCTATATTGATCCGACACTACGTCACCAAATCCTCCCCCGCCTCCAAAAGAAAAGGCCATCGGCTCCATGTTGTTTTGCGTTGCTTGACGAACTGCTACTTCTTGTTTTGGTTTCAAATGTTGCAAAATCGACTCCCCGTACAAAACGTTGTATCCCTGATTCAGCAGAAGTAGGGCCGGCACACGATTTACGTTCTCAGGCATGATTATTTTTTGTCCATTTTCCAAAACAATGAACATTTTGTTATTCGAGTCTTTTACACGTTTATCAATGCAAATAAAATGCATATCTTGATGAATATTTGCTTTGGAAAGCGTTTGCAACAGTTTTTTGGAATGTTCGCAAAAATTACTATAATATAAAATCGAACTCATAGTAAGTTATGTATGGAATATATGGATTAAAACTATTTAACTCATTTTTTCAAAAAATTGATTTAATTATACAATTTAAATATAAATATAAAGTAATAACAGACAAGTATGAACCCCCAAGTTGAATTAAATTCCGAAGCTGATGATAGTCTTGCGTTTACTCTTAGCGGAGTAAATGTGAGCGTAGCTAATGCTATTCGTAGAACCATTTTGTCCGACATACCCTTGGTTGTTTTCAGAACTGCTCCATATGAACAATGCAAAGCAACTATTTTAAAAAACACAACCCGATTGCACAATGAAATTATCAAACAGCGCTTAAGTTGCATCCCTATTTGTATCAAAGAGGACGACAACTTTCCGATTCACAACTATATTATGGAGGTAAATGTCGAGAACATCACTGACACCGCAATGTTTGTCACCACCGAACATTTTACTATTAAAGAAAAAGAAACCGGAAATCTGCTTGATTCGGCAAAAACAAAAGAAATCTTTCCACCCAATGATTATACCGGATATTATATTGATTTTATTCGGTTGCGCCCTAAAGTATTTGAAGAGAAAATGCCTGGAGAAAAGATTCCCGGAGAGAAGATCCACTTGACATGCGAGTTTTCTATAGGAACAGCAAAACAAGATGGATCTTTCAATGCAACGTCTACATGTTCTTATGGATTCACTGTAGACACCGTTGAAAGAGACCGCGTGTTGCAAAGAAAAATCCAAGGTTGGAAAGACGATGGAAAACGAGAAGAGGAGATTGATTTTGAAAAAAAAAACTGGCTCCTTCTTGAAGGCATGCGTATTTACAAACCCGACTCATTCGATTTTATTATTCAAAGCGTGGGAATTTACGATAATAACGAATTGCTTCTAAAAGCATGCGATATTTTAATTCAGCGGTTGGATGAACTCGACACCATTATTGAAAAAGACGAGCTTACTATTATCAATTCCCTCAATACATTAGAAAATGCGTATGACGTTATTTTGGAGAATGAGGATTACACGATTGGAAAGGTGATTGAGTATTTCCTTTATTCGCGATTTTATGAAACCGGAGTGCTTACTTATTGTGGGTTCAAAAAAATGCATCCTCATGATTCTTCGAGTATTATTCGTCTAGGATACAAAGACGCAGTGGACAAAGCGGTAATCAAGGGCAATTTGAAAGACTGTATAGAAAATGGAAAACAGATTTATAACAAGTTGAAAAAAGAGTTTCTCAAGTTCCACTCAACCTTTAAGAAAGGTTGAACCAAAACCACGATTTGCCTCCACTCAACCTTTAAGAAAGGTTGAACCAAAACCACGATTTGGCTCCACTCAACCTTTAAGAAAGGTTGAAAGTTATATCATAATGTGTCTTCATTATAATATAATATAATATAGTGTTTTATCATTTGCACTTTTACTTACACTTTTACCTTACACTTACACGTTATTTTTTACACAACGTATTCCGCCTCCAACAAATCAACATTCCTCTTTTTCAAAGGATAATTCAAACAGTGCATCAAGAGCGATGGATGTAACTCATTTACATATTGAATTACTCTTGCACTCGTAATGCATTGCTTTTTTTCCATTAAATCGGTTCTATACCGTTGATGAAGATGAAACATGTGCGTGCGGTATTGTTCCGAAAATTGCAACAACGGCTTATCTTTTTTTATGTAGCAAGACACATAATTCGAATACAACGTATTGGTAAATAAATGCACTTGGTCGCGGTAGTCGGAACATTCGCGTTTAAACTCGGGATAATACTTTAAATATTCTGCAACTCTTCCTTCCTTCCTTAAACACAAATATTGATATTGCAGCTTAGGTTGGTTTCCACGCAGACAGCGGACTTGCTCATAAACAGGATTTCGAATCTTTGCTCTCACCCCCGTGAAATTGTTGTAAAGGACAATTCCCAACACATCATAAGGAGTATTCATCGATGCATATTTTTGTATCAAATCACTATACCCTGCAGCATCTTCATATATTGTAGGAAACCGAATGGACGTAGAAGACCAATCATAGTTCTTCACATTGGCAAGAGAGTGCGGATGAACCATAATAGTGCCATCTTCACGATTCTCGATTGTGTAACAAGCAACCAAATACAACTGCGGCTTCTTGAAAGGAACCACTATCCGATTCTTAGGATGTTGCAAGACAAAACTATAACAATTACCTTTGTTTAACAAATTCAAGTCGAGTTTGTTTTCTTTCGCCGCCTCCCAAAACATGTCTCGAAAAGTAAGCAATTTCTCATTTTTGTAAAAGGATGACGTTGCACCAACCGTATTTCTCGTGGAAAGTTCCCATTCCAATCCATCCCAAAACAAATTAATCATTGTTCCTTCTACAAATTCCATTGCTGTAATATTTTCGGTGTTGAAACTGAATTTACGCAGGAAATCTTCTGCAGGAATAGATTTAGGAGGTGAAAAACAAACAACTTTGTTATTTACATCTACAATGACTGAACGAAAAAGACCATAACTAGACACTATATCCGAAGTAAGCAAATCTTTGTCATAACGAATCAACTTATAAACTTGATTTGTGCCTTTTGAAACAAAAGTGTTTACTTTTAGTACTGTTGAATCTATTGGAGGATCATTATGAAGCAAATCCGTAAATCCTCGCACATCGGATAGACAAATAGGGGGTGTAAGACAAATGGGGGGTGTAAGTGAAAACATAATTGTTTATTATTAGGCTGTTGTCTTTAAACTATATTTTTTGATGATTTTTACTTAAGTATAATAATTTCTATGATAAATATAGAAACGCATGTCATCAGAATCAAAAGAAAATAAAACAAATCCGGAAGAAACACAAGGAAATTTGGAAGACACCCAAACCAAAGTAGAGCTACAATTAGGCGATATCATAAAAATTACACATCCTCAAAACGAACGTCTGAACAATAAAGATTTTTTTATCCAATACATTGATTCAGAAAAAATGTTATTAGATGATCCGGACACCGGGGAGGTTGTAAAACTAAAAATTTCGTCCGATGGTGTAGTGGGAGATGGACACATTCAAGAATTAACCATTTTGAGTCGAAGCAAAAGTGCCAGTTATGCTGTTCAAAATGGTCTCACTACAAATAAATGGATCAACATCTATTTTGGAGGCGATTACCCTGCAATATTGACAGGCGAAATTACCAATGTAGAAAACGATATGATAGAAATACGAACTGTAGACGGAGATACACTTTACATCAATTTTGATTACAAGGGCATTCCAGAGGATCTCCCAATTGAATCCATTGAAATTCGTGAGCCACCGCAACCAATGAAAAAAGAGGATCGAGAAGAACAAGGAGAACAAGAAGAACAAGGAGAACAAGGAGAACGAGAAGAACGAGAACATGTGCAAGAGTTTTTGGAAGACTTGGAGAGAGAACGCATTGTCGCTCCCTTGGAAGACATACCTGTTGGATCACAATTTACTAACAATGTAAGAAATCAACTACGTGAGCTCGTATTGAGAGCAGATCAGGTGCAGTTCGGACATGAAGAATTAGGAACCATTCGTCAATTGGTAGACGTACAAAAAGAGAGACAGCGTTATAGTTTGGAAGAACAATTGTCCGATTTATTAGATGATTTATTGTCAACTGTTCCCAATGCAAAACGAACACAAAAAGTGCTGAACAACATTCACATTATGATTGAGCGTTTCAAGCAATTGCGCGACGAATATTCCGCAAAGGATGAAAACGGTTTGATTGATGGCGCATTGGTATTTACTGCCGACTACAAACCCCTTACCGCGTACTTCCAAAGATTCAACCACAATTTATACTGGATTTTGCCAACCGTAAAAAATGTAAAGAAAATATACGACACATACAACGAGGAAGAAGAAGGAAACACAGATATTACCAATTTAGAAATAGACGAAAATGTTCGAGCCATGATGCACCTGATTCAAAATTATCGTTCCAATGTGAATTCAGGTCTAGAACAGCAAAACAAATATGTTCAATTGTACAATGAATTGAATCCCTATTTTACACCATTTCAGTCACCTGATGAAGAAAATAACCATATCATTATAGAGAAACCGGCGCGCGCAGAAATTCAAGTTATTATAGATAGTTTGGAAGATATGGATTCTTCTGTCGTCTCACGCGATAATATACAAACAAGAAAATTCGTCATTCAAAAATACAACACTCCTTTAACGCATCTAATCACGGTGGAAAGTCATGGCAACAAAACCAAAACAATGCGCACAAATATGTTTCCACCCGATGTAATGTCCATCGACTCGATTATGACTCTTCCAGAACCAGTGGTGCGTTTTTCCAAAATCAATTTGCCTGGGACAAACGTACTAGAAAAGGCAAATTTGAATCTTCTCTTTTTCAATTATTGGCAATTTTTAAGGCGACAAACCCGCGTTCATGAAAGACCAGTATTGTTGAATGAAGATATTAAATACACTGCGGACAACTTTGTAAACAATATCAAACATTATACATTGACCACTACATCGGAAGAGAGAAAGGAATTCTCCCAGGCAGATCTGTATAAACAATTTATACAAACGATTGTCCCTAGAACACGAGTTCTTTTTAATTTGATGAAAAAATATATTCAAGGAAAATTATCCATCGTAGACATTGTCGGATATTTGGAACCCTTTTTGATTTATACCGACAAAATTACATACATGCAATACACTGATATTTTAGAATTTATCCATGAAAAAATATCTGAATACAACTTGAACATGGAGAAACGGTCGAGATTATTTTCCACGTTAAAAAGACAAAAATCTGAGGCGATTCTTTTTCCCACTGCTTATTCTGTTCTCTCTATTTTGGAAACCAAAAACAATTTACGCGAGGAAATTCAAACAGAATATGACATTATCGATGAAAAGTTATTCTCCAACCTGGAGCTTTTGCGCAAAATTGTGATAAAGGATTACGGGAAGTTGTATTCGTCCGCGCTTTCATTGCAAAATGCTCCTCTTATGTTTCCAAGTGAATTCGCGAGTTTGTTTGAAACGGAGCAGGAAAAACTGGCTAGACAAATGAAGGCAGAAGAAACCAAGGACACGTGCAAAACGCGCATTGTTGCAAAACAATACACCTCGATGGATCAGTTGGAGTCAGATAATGACAAAACGATTTATTTCGACAGAAAATTTGACAAAACAAACTACCAATTATTGGCGAATTATGAAAAAGACATGTTACGCATGACTCCTGAGGACTTTATCACACATCTTATTGAAGAATTGAAGAAAAAACAAAAGCTTAATGATGAGGATGCCGAATATTTAGCCGAGACATTGATTGACGGTCACAAAAAAGTAGTAAATGGTCAATATGCGGTGCTTTATAATTTATTTAATAGAGAGAACGATGCCGAATATTTTGTGAGGAGAGCCAATAAATGGGTTCTTGATAAAACGGTTGGCAAAGGGATCAATACGGATGATTCCGATATTTTATGCGAGTTACAACAAAAATGTATTGCGAATCCAGGTGATGCCGTAACGCCAACCAAATGTGAAAGTATTACAGTAGAAAACATTTCACTTCAAAACCAAGTATTAAAAGATGTGGTAAATGAATTTGATTCCAAATACAAAATGTCCAAGGAAGAGTTTGAGAGAACTGTTCGAACCAAGTTTGACTATTACATGAAAATCATGGCGAAGATTACAAGTATTGAAACTAGCGAATTTTTGAAATACAGCAACCAGAAATATAAACTAGGGTCAAGCATTGATCAGGATAGAAGCGTTGCTCCCGAGTCGCCTTATGCCAAATTGCTAAATCTGATACTGGTTCAACAAGATTTTGTCAAAAAACAAAGCGACATTATTCGTTTTGTAAATACGTATACACGCCCACCCATTTTAGACGGGTTTGGACCAAGAAACCAAAAAGAGTCGGAATATTGGCTTTATTGCATCAAAACAAACGTTCCGATATTGCCCGTCTTCAAATACGATATGGCACACGCTTTTATAACAGATCCGAGCGGATACAATGATTTTGTGGATCGTCTCATTAGTAAAATCGGAAAAGAAAGTGACGACGGAGACAGTTGGACAGCTTTGGGAAGTGGTTGGGTCATTCGCAAAGCGGATTTTGATATAGAGGAGGGTTACGAAGAAGGGTTTCGCGTTTCTACGAGAGGCGCATTGGAAGAAGACGCGGGAAACAAAGTAGTGGCCGCTATTGCGCGCGCAGTTCGATATGATACACCAGAGACACGCATGATTTCCAACATTGTTACAGCCCTTTCAAACGGTATGGGAATTAATTTAGAGAATCAAAAAGAATTTATTCTCAATGGTGTGGTCGATACACTGCGCGAAACATTGATTCCGGAAGAGGAATACAGAAGAAAGGTAAAAGAAATGGGGGAAAAAGGTCGCGACATTCCACCTTACAACTATTTTTACAATTCTACACTGATGCACTATACGCTTGGCATGTTTCTCATTGCAGTTCAAACGTCGATCCCCTCTGTGAAAACAAGAAAAACGCATCCTGGTTGTGTTCGCTCTTTTAACGGGTACCCATTTGAAGGAGTGGGCGACCTGAGTAGTTTGTCTTACTTAGCATGTGTGGCTTACGATAGTCGTAGCTCTAGCGAACCCTGGAATACATTGAAGAAAAAAGAAATCATTGAGAAAAAAGTCAAACAAGTAATCGATGATAATTTATTAAAACTCGACTCGGTAAAACGCAAAATAGAAGAGAAAACAGATTACTTGCTAAGAATTCCTGAAGAAAGAATCCCGGAAGAACACGACGTTGCAAACTGGCTCAACTTTTTACCACCTCTGTTTCCTTTTCGCGTGAAGAAGGTGTTGAATGTTTCTACAGAATTTGAAAAATCATTGATTCATGATTTGAGAACTGGTTCGCCAAACCAGAGAGAAAAAATATTGGTCTTGGATTCCAAAGTGATACAATTCTCTCTTCTCATTCAAGAAAAGATCCAACAAGTCATTGTAAAAAAACAATTGTTGCTCCAAAATTCCAACCACGAACCCTATCTTGAAAATGCGTGCTGTCAAACTAGCGAACAAGAAACCACAATCGGTTATTTTATGCAAAATGATTCGAGTATTCGAGAATGTAACCAGATTGTCAAAAAATTGGTGAATATATTGATGGACATTGTAAGTCACACGAAATCAGGGCTCTTTAGCAGCCGAATCAATACCAAAAATATTTATCCTCCTGTTTCTCAAAATTTCGATGAAAAAACTGTTTTCTTGTCCTTTATTTATTTTTGCAAATTTAATTCATTACTTCCTGTGCCAGAAGATTTGCTGCCTTTGTGCTTAGAAAAACCTGAATACAATTTTTTGAACGGGAGAGATAGTTTGGAAGAAATGATAAGAAAGTTGAAAGACGACGGAAGGAATTATAATGTCGAGAGCTTTCTGCGTTTGTTGCAGCTTGTCGGGCGAAACAACATCATACACATTGATTTGGACGAGCCTCTTATTTCATCTACTGCAACACTCAACAATTTGCTCGAAGCGATACAAGATGAACATGAACAAGAACAAGTTATTGAAGGGTCACTCATTAAAAAAATACAAGGTGTTTTGGAAACATACGACATTGCTACGAGTGAAACAACTCCTGCTGTCCGTGATTTGAATAATTTGTTATATAGAGATATTGAATCCATGAAGGAAGACATTTTGGATTTTATAGATAAAAACCGAGGTCCGAAGGTTCCAGCGCGTTTGGCTAATAAAGCAAAAGCGGTTATTAACAATCTCTCTTTGTGGAACATTGATCATGAGAAAGAGAGAAAGGTTGGACAAATTTCGGACGATTCCATGTACAACATTGTAAATTTTTACAAAACATTTATTAGTAATTTCATCACGGTATTTCCCAGCATTATTTTGAACAAAGTCGATTTTTCAAATGTAGTGGTGCAGCGCTATATGAATTTGTCCGCGTCCCATTCTCACAAAATTAGCAATTACATTAAAGAATATTATCAAGATTTGAAGGTGTTTTACGGAAATGTTAAACTGGAAAACATATTGTCGTCAATACAAAAAACCGCGAAAAATATTGAAAGATTGGCGCAAAACACACCGTGCTTTACTTCCACGAGGAAGGGCGATGTCTTGTTAAAACCTATTTTTGACGAAAGAATGAGCAAAATGTTATTTGAATATTACTTTCTTCGCATCTTAATCCAATATATGGACTTGACTGATGAATCCGATATGGTGGTTACATCGGTAGAAACTCCAGAAATTGTAGAAGATTTATTTACTGTGGATTCTTTAGAGGAGAGAGAAATCAGGGCAGATTTTAGTGAAAGGATTGGGGTTACAAGAGAAACCGCCATGTTGATAAGTGGAAACAAAAAGGAATTGAAACAACTGGTTGCACAATTACTAATTTCCTTTTTAAGTATTATGGAAGATCAAAAAGACAAAATTGATATTTCTTACGAAGAAATCAGGGACAATATTTTCAAATTGAAAGAAAGTGAAAAAGCCGGAATTACAGATCGACTCAAAAGTTTGACGGACGAGGATAGACAATTGGACACTGTTTTGAAAATCAACAAATTGGGTGTGTGGGGAAAAGGGTTGAAAAAAGGGCTCACGGTGTATGACAAAGATATGTACGAAGAAGAGGGCGAATTCCGTGATCAAATGGAAAAAGCGGAGAGAGAGATTCGAAAAAAGAATCGCAATGTCACTTCGGAAAATGTGAATCAGTATTTGGATGATTATTTAGATGAACGGAATAGGGAAGAAGAGGATGAGCGCGAAGCATATGACATGAGTTATTTGAATGATGACTACGAGGATGGTAATTTTGACGGCGTAGAGGCACCTGAAGAAGAGCACGATGATTATGCGGATTACGATTCATAGATTTGTAACTACAAAAACTATATCTTTTTTCTTTTTCTTTTTTCCTTTTTTTGAAAAAGATTATTGTGCAAATACAATTATAAATTTTGTTTATAATTATATATAAAATAGAACCATGTATAAAAATGCGATTCGACAACATATCACAATTGTATCCATTGTGCTATTTTTAGCTATATTTGGCATTGTGCAGTGGATAAAACCGGCTTTTTTATACAATCGTGATGGAAGTGTCCGCGAATTTGGTGTAGGTTATAAAAATAAAACCATTTTGCCTCTTTGGCTATTTTCCATTCTTTTAGGAATATTGTCTTATTTATTTCTTTTGTATTTGATTACTTATCCTAGATTGTTTTTTTGAGAACAAATCATAAATTCTAACTAACTAGCTAATGTATATACCGTGCTGGTTGCCTGTTTTTGCTGTGCATCGATGGCTCCCTGTTGTTTCAAGTAAGCTTGATAATTTTGTTGCATAACAGCCGGACTATTTGAACAACCAGCATTAGCAATTTTTAGTTGAACAATGGAAGTCAATAAAATACCCGTGTAAATATACCACATGGCTTCACCCACATTGTCTCTTGTGACCACTAGATCAAATAATTGTTCTTGTATATTATCGGAGGCAGCCCCTCCTTTATAATTAGGCGTTACTGATTTCGATAATGATGATGATGATTGATCGGGAAAAGGAGGAGCAGTAGGATTGATAGTTATAGGCGTTCTTTCATATACATTCTTGTACCTTTCTTTCATCAACGGTATTAAAATTTGCCAGTTTTTCAAAAAATTGCTCGGCACAATTTGATTAATCAGAATTGAACTGTTCCCGCAAATTTTAAGAATGGTGTCTGCCGCTTGTTGCATAGCCTCTCTTTGTTTAGGAGTAGCATTCGCGTTGTCCATTTGTTTCTCTACATCTTGATCTACGAGCAAATTCACTAATAATTTGTTTGCTGAACTGGATACAAAATAGTAACCTACCACATCCGAAAAGGCACTTTTGAATCCGGGAAAAATGACCAAAATAATAATCATCACTCCGAAAATAAGTATCCAAGGGAGAAACGAAAATAATGCAGCCGACCCCAAATTACCCGTAACGCTTCCTCCACAAGAAGAAGTTATAAGATATGCGTTTACGGCAAATTGAATAATTGTTATTAAAAGCAAATAAATAGCTAAATACAGGTAATGATCCATCTCGTATTTTTTAAAAAGATCCGGTGTTTGCATAATATTCAGGGTTAATGACGGTTTCAACGCCAAATAATAAAATAATGTGGTGAATAGGAAGAGAGCGATATTTAAATAGGAATTATACATATAATATTATGTATAATTTAATTTATCTTTTTACCCATAAAATATATGAATTTTGAGTCATTTACTAAACCAGCATTAATAGAACCGGGAGTAAAATATTTTTTACATCAAACATTGAAACAATGTCATATTATTAAATCGAATTTTAATAATATACTTTTTAATTTGATATTGTTTATTTCATTCTTATTACTTTTAGGAGGAATACTTTTGTACAAATACAAAGGAAGACTCACGCCATTTGAAAAAGAACAAAAAACCAAGGAAAAGCAGCAATACATTTTATCCAAAATCAAGATGGTGCAAGATTCCAAAAGGAGAGCACATCAAGAGCTAATTACTGGATTGCCAGAATGGGAGCCTGCTTACGAACCAACCAATAAGGGGATGATTTTGTAAAATAATTTTGTAAAATATATTTTATAATATTTTTTATAGTAGTTATAATAATGGTCGAATACATTAAGGCACATGAATATGAAAAGAACGTAAATCCTATGTTACACAGCATTCCAATCATTGAAAAAAATATCAAGGACTGTGATTATGGAATCACATTTGTCGATTTTTCTCACTTATTCAATGTAAGTTATACATCATCTACTCCTAATTTGCTCGCAAGTTTTATAAAAATAAACAAAATGACACGTGATAATTTTATTATAAATAAGGACGATCATTTTGCAAATGGGACTTCGCATTTATTTTATGTATTACAAGGAAATTGCAAAATAAAAGTGGATAATGATAATTTTATACTTGGGTGTGGTGATATTTTTATTGCACCTTTGTTCAATTCATTGATTATTGAAGGAGACGCGGAATCAGATGATTTGCACATTTATTACATAAACGACAGTCCATTGCTCAATTATTTAGGGGCAAACCCTGTAAAAAAAATATTTAAACCATCCGTCTATTCAAAAGATTTTTTGCTGCACAATTTGCAGCATTTGTCCAATCCAAAAAATAACAGAAAGGGAATATTATTAAGTAATGACGACACTGAAAAAATTGGCACAAATACAATCACGCCTGTATTGTGGGCGTTGTATAACGAATTACCTCCAAATACTGTCCAAAAACCACACAAACATAACTCTGTTGCACTTGACTTGTGTATTCTTTGTGATGACAGTGAAAATATATATACTCTTGTGGGAAACGAATTGGATGAAAATGGAAACATTATCAATCCAATCAAAGTCAATTGGAAGACGGGAGGCATGTTTATCACACCTCCTGGATTATGGCATTCACATAACAATACTGGAAATACATTTGCTTATATCTTGCCCATACAAGACGCAGGACTACTTTTGTATCAACGGATTCTCGGGATAGATTTGCATACATAATTAAAACCCTTGTAATACGGATGAATTATTATTTTGTTATTATTTTGTTATTTTGTTATTTTTACAATATATGTCAATTCATACAATTGGAGATAGTCATTCATTTGTTGGTTGGAATGGAGTAATAAACCATCATTTAGGAGCAATTTTATGTCATAGTTTTGGTAAAGAAAAATTAAATAGATGTGATATTCGCGAATTTAATATTAAAGATGGAGACACTATTATTTTTTCTTTAGGTGAAATAGATTGTAGATGCCATATTCATAAACACATAACAGATACAACAACATATCAATATATTATAAACGAAATGGTTAATAATTATTTTGAAGCAATTGAATTAAATGTATCCATTTCACAAATTAAACTTAAAAATGTGTGTGTTTATAATGTTGTACCACCTGTTCAAAAATATAATAGTTGTGAAGATCCTAATTTTCCGTTTTTGGGCACTGATGAAGAACGAAAACAATACGTTTTATATTTTAACGAAAAATTAAAAGAAAAATGTATTGAAAGGGGGTATATATTTTTTGATATTTATAATAATTATATAGATGAAAATGGTTTTTTAAGAAAAGATTTAAGTGATGGTAAAGTTCATATTGGTAATGGTGTTTATATAAATAATTTTATAAAAGAAAACAATTTATAAAATAATCAGCATTTTAAATGTGTAATGTGTAAAGCAAGAAAATAATGATAAAAAGGATAAAAAGATAAAAAGGAAAAATAACACAATAAAAATAAATAAATAGTATATGAATATGGAAAAAGAAAACGTAAAAAACGCCGTGGATGAGTATTATAAATTAAAAACAAAATATGAAGAGGAAAATAAGAAAAAAAAGAGAGAAATTATCGGAAACAAATCATTGAGCTGGAAAGACAAGCGTAGCGAATACAAAAAGTTGGTCCCTAAATGTATCAACTGCAAAAGACCCGGGGGAACTATTTTTTCTACCAAGTTTTACGACGAAATCAATGGGGAATTTAATGAGCACAGACAGTTGAAAGCCATTTGTGGTGTCATGGTAGATCCGTGCAACTTGAACATCACGATCAATGTGGGAAAATACAGTTCCATAAGCGATCTTTTAAGCGAATTTGATAAAGAAATCGCCGTAATCAAGAACAATATTATTGATTATAAAAATCAATTGCTTTTTGGGTTTTCTTCTGCTGACCAAGCTCTGGCACGTTTTAACAAACTAAAATCTTTGTTAGGAGAATACATTACCCAATCGCAAGTGTTTATGGAACTTTATTTAAGCATTACAGACAACGGCGAAGAAAAACAAATGTTGAAAGAAGATATTGAAAAATCATATTTGCTTGTAGAAGAGATAAAAAAAAATATGAATCAATTCAATGAAACGTCGAATATACAGTTCGTGCAAGATGCTGTTACTACCTATGTCACCAACTTAAAACCATTGTTAAAAAAGATCATTCATACAAAGTATAGAGAGAATTTAGTGTGGTATAATGAAGATACGAACACTTACCATCTTTTGCAAAAAAAGAACACGAATCAAGATTTGGAGTTTAACGAGGGAAGCGAATTAGTTGTCAGCTTCATGTATGGACAAGAAAGCACTTCTGAAAATCCAAGAATTGCGCTTCAGTCATCTCGGTCTGAAAAAGACCAACAACAAGAACGAGAACAAGAACAAGACAAAGGAAAAGGAAAAGAAAATCTCGAGGAAAATACTCAAAAAATATACAATTTGTTGCGAAAAAATACGAAAGACGGCATATTCCATTGAATTAATTTATTTATAGTATATATAGATGCTGTTTGACTACATTTCATTGCCGGCATTTTTGATTAGCTTTGCTGTAGGACTTTTGTTTGTCTATATGTTTGGTCCGGAAATAAAAACAATTCATATTTACCCGAGCCCAGAGAATGTAGACAAAATTCTGTTTCAAGACAAAGCCAATAACTGTTTCCGATTTGAGGAAGAAACCATTGATTGTCCTTCTGATGCATCCAAAATATCTGATCTACCAATACAAGCATAAAATGTGTCTTTGATATTTATGTAAATATTTATATATATATTTATATAAAGTAGCGAATATGGGAATAAATCTTGGAAAATTTGTGCACACCGAAAAAGGGAAAATAATCATGTCTATTTTACTAGGGTTCGGTTTAGCCTCTTTGTTTAGACAGGTTTGCAAAGGCACCGGATGTGTGAAATTTTTCGCACCTCCTTTAGAAAAAATAAAAGATAAAATATATAAAAAGGGGAAAACGTGTGTAACTTTTAAACCTTTGTTTGCGAAATGTAGCTACAAAAATGCAAAAATAGTGAAATTCGAATAACGGAAACTATTTGCGTAATTATTATTGGCATTGAATCTATACTATAAATAATAATACACATGTCCGATACGACAAGCATTATGGATCTCCCTACCGACCCTGTAGGAGGAGGAAATGTAAGCAATAATATTTCTTTAACTGCTTCAGAGAGTGCCACTGCGCCATTGGACGCAGGAACTATTACACAATTGGTGAATGGACTACAACAAGCCACTGCAGGCGGAGCCACTCAATTGCCTTCTAGAGACATACCCATGACTACTTCTGTACACACACATGATCCACAAATTCACCCTAATTACGTGCCTTCACCTCCGCCTAACCAAACCGATTACATTCGCGATTACGAGACGACGGAACAAACAGTGAATCGCCACAATGAACAGGCAAAACTTAGCAATTCGTTAGACGAAATGTATAGTGAAATCCAAGCTCCGCTATTATTGGGAGTGCTTTATTTTTTATTTCAATTGCCATTTTTTAGAAGATTTTTATTTACGTATTTTTCGATATTGTTTTCTAACGACGGAAATTACAATTTAAAAGGATACTTGTTCTGCAGTGTCTTGTTCGGACTACTATTTCATTTGCTAAATAAGCTGACACTCTTTTTCAATATTTAGTTTTGGTTTTACAGTGGGTTCGTTTATTATAAAAAATAGTTAGTCGAAATGTATAGTAGAGTGATTTTTTAAAAAATGATGAAGGAATACATTGATGCATTAATTGATAATTTGCCTGAAGAGGTGACAAAAAACACAGAGCCCTTATGTATTGATTTAGTTTTGGACGGAGGGTCTTTCAATGGAAGCTATTTAATAGGAGCCCTTTTATTTTTAAAAGAAATGGAGCGACGACAATATGTAAAAATCAAACGTATTTCAGGCTGCAGCATTGGTTCTGTAGTAGGGCTACTTTACTTGATGGATTCTTTGGAAACAATGATGGAACTCTATAAAGTAGCAGCCAAACATTTCAAAGAAAATCACAATTTGGAAGTCATCAAAATATTGCCTACCTTGTTGCAAGATAAAATTCCTGATGATATTTGTTCTCGAGTGAATGATCGTTTGTTTATTAGTTATAACAATGTAAAAACAAATAAAAAAAGGGTGCGACATAAATACAAGAATAAAGAACAAGTGTTTCATACTATTGTAAAATCCTGTTTTTTACCCTATTTGATCGACGGAAAACTGACTTATCAAAATCAATACATCGATGGATTCACGCCATTTGTGTTTTCGGTTTGTAAAGATAGGAGAAAGGTTTTGTATTTTGACTTGTTTGGATATGATAAAATATTCAAGTTTTTGAATATTAAAAACGAAACAACTAATTTGTATCGCGTTTTTTCCGGTATGTTGGACATACATTATTTTTATTTGAAAGGAACAAACACCTCTATGTGTAGTTACATAAATCATTGGTCTTGGTATAACAAATCTTTTTTTTGTTTAAAATGGATTGTAGAAAGAGCAGTGGTTTTGATTGTACAGACTATTTTGTATTTCAAAAGCTTTTCACCGAAATGCATAGAGAAAACCCATTTTGCCCATATATTGCAAGAATGGATAAAAGAATTATATTTTTTAATGATTAAAACGTATTGTGTTTAGCTAGAATATATAGAATATATATAGATATAGACATAGATATAGATATAGATAGTTAATTGTATCTCCTGTCATTTATTTTGCTTTGTATTTTTTACATATGTTGTAAAAATTGAAATAAACAACATCTGTATTATCGTGAAGTTCAGGATGAAACATGGTTCCGAATACTTTGTTTTTTTCAAATTCAAACCCGCAACTTACAATTTTACCGTCTATTTTAAAATTTGCAAAAACATCAACATCTAATTTTTGCGATGGGATAGGTATGTCAGAAAAACAGTATGCAAAAGTATTCGTCTCGACATTTTTCAACAATGGATTTTTTTTGTCGCATTTAAAAAAAGGGATATCGTCACATATGTATTTCTTATGATCGTGCAATCTACCATCATAAATAACATTCAACAATTGGCAGCCAAAACACAAACCATAAACAGGAACGTCAAATTTTGTCAAGTAATAAATATTGAATAAATATCCATGCAAGCCTCCATTTTTGGTAAGTTTCGAGAGTTTCATAGAACTTCCCGTAAGTATAATTCCTTTGATTTTATCTTCCATATTGCCTAAAGATTGAATCTTATTCACTCTTATATATTTAATCTTGTATTTGTCTAACACCTCAATCATGTGATCTGCGTAAGACAAATCGTCATCTTTTGTAACGCTATTATCAAGAACTAATATCATTATAAATATAAGGTTATAAATTAATAATACAAAATATTTTTATATTTGCATTTGTATTATTATTTTGATTATTATTATGATTATTATTATTATGATTATGGTAATAATAATCATAATATAATTTACTTGTTAGTAAATGCGTTGCTTTCTTCGTCTTGAATAAATATTAAATAGTGACTTGATTGTGGATTTTCTTGTTTTCTTTGTTTTTTTTGTTTTATTTGTTTTTTTTGTTTTTTTTGGTTTCTTTGGTTTCACCGTCTTTGATATTTTTCGCGCATTATGCATTTCTGGTATTTCCATTTTTACCCCTTTATTTAGTAATATAGTTTCCGGCCTATAATTTAAAA